CGCCCGCCGCCACGGACGCCGCCACGCGCGCCGCCACGCGCGCCGCCACGCGCGACGCCACGGGCGCCGCCACGGACGCCGCCACGTACGCCGCCACGTACGCCGCCACGGGCGCCGCCACGCGCGACGCCACGGACGACGCCACGCGCGACGCCACGGACGCCGCCACGGGCGCCGCCACGGACGCCGCCACGCGTCGATACGGCGCGCTGCCGGACGGGTGGGCGATAGGCGTTGCAGATCACTTCGGCGACACCTCGTTTCTGGTGGGCTGCGCGCGCAAAGCGTGGTTGATACGCAATGGGGGCAATCACTGGAGCGCGTGGTGCGCCTTCTTGTCTTTCTTCCGGCACATCGCGAAGCTCGATCTGCCCGTTTACGCCAAGTGGCAGCACTACGAAGCCGCGGCAGTCCACGGCTCCTGGCGCTGGATGCATGCTGATTTCTGCATCGTCAGCGATCGGCCGGCTGTACTCAAGATAGACCCTCTGCGTCGCCCGCACTGCGCTGACGGCCCCTCTCACGTCTGGCGCGACGGCTGGAGGCTCTATCACTGGCACGGCCAGCGCATCCCCGCCGAATACATCGAGCAGCGCCACGTCCGCTTGGCCGCCGACGTGCTGAGCGAACCCAATGCCGAGATGCGCCGCATCCTCATGGAAATATATGCCGACGTGCACGGCCCCAATGCGATGCTGGAGGCCATGGGTGCCACGCTACTCGCGGAGGATACCGAGCACGGCCGCCCGCGCAAGCTCTACGACATCCACGACGTGCGCTACGTCCACGTCGTCAACGGCTCGCTGGAGCCGGACGGGACGCGACGCGAGTTCCTGCTGGGGGCGCACCCGGAGGCAGCGACGCCGCACGCGGCGGTGGCGGCAAGCTACGCGCGGCCGGCGGGCAAGTTCAGGGAGGCGGTGAGGACGTAGCGATGCCCAGGCGCATCCCCACGCTCGGCTACAAGAGCCGCTCGGAGGCCGTGCAGGCCATGCACGAAAGGGGCTTGGGCACCAACGATATCGTCAGCGCTGTCGGCATCAACCGCAACACCGTTCGCGTAATCCTCTGCCATGAGAGGCGGGGTCGAGCGAGAGCCCCAACCAGGCGCACCATCGTGGTGTCGGTCGACGTGCTGGACGCGCTGCTGCCTGAGGCAGAGGCCCGCGTCGTCAGCGTCAACGAGTTGGTGCGGATGCTGCTGGACCGCATCGTGGACGACAGCCTGGTTGTCGCAATCCTGGATGACAGCCATGAGTGACACAGCCACCAAGCCCAAGCCCCTGTCCGCCACCCATCGTATGTGAGGTGAGAGCATGAGCGATAAGCGCTACCGCGAGTGCGTCGCGGAGATCATTGTCGTGCTCCAGAAATATGACATGGCCGGCGCCATCACCGTGGTCTCGAAGGAGCGTGCCATGTGGAAGTACCACTTCCCTACGTGGAGCGTGATCACGCTCGGCAGCGACCACATCCGCTTCCGCTCCAAGCGCGAGGACTTCCCGAACCTGGAGGCCCAGCGCGCGGCAGCGGAGCTGTCCGCACACATCGTCATGCAGATGCGCGACGTTGCCGCCAACACGTTCACCATGATGGAGCACATCGCCGAGCAGCTGCGCGACAAGCTGGGCATGGAGCACGTGCCGGGCGTGGACCCCGACCGGGAACTGGACAACTGAAAGGAGCGGCGCATGACCCCGACGCCGGCCGGGCACGCCGTAGCTGCCCCCATCACCGACCGCGAGACGCTCACGCGGGCGATCGGCCCGACCGTCGGCTACCACATTAGCCAGTGCAAGCACGGCGGCTTCATCGTTTGCGTCAACGGTGCCATTCATGCCGCCCGCTCGACGCTGATTGAAGCTGTCCAGGCCATGGGCCGGGTCGCCGCCAACCAATACAGCGAGGCGGCCGAACCGCCGGAGCGCGCGCGGGAGGTGACACCACTGCCGGTCGAGGACGACCCGTCATTGGACAACAACCTGCCCCGTTACGTGCGCCCGCCGCAGATGCAGAGTCCGCGCCGGCGCGGATTATGGACGGCGGCACGCCTGCGAAAGACCGCCCAGGCCGCGCTCATCGCGCTCGTGGTCGGCTGGACAGCGATGGTGAGGGGAGGCCCCACATGACTGACGCTGGCTGGCTAGTTATTGCAGTCATTATCGCAGATGGACGCGACCGCAAATGACCAAGCGCATGCGCAAGGGCAACCATCCGAGCAACCCCTACGCCGACGAGGTCGCCACCGCGGCCCGGCTGGAGGACCGCGATGGCTGGCCATTCCCAGCTCCGCGGGGCAAGCCCGCTGCCACGAGCGATGAGGCATGGCTCGGGCGGCAACTGCCTTCGCCGCGGGCGCCGCCTGCCTCTGTAAAAGGCGATGAACCGACATTCGTACTGCGCGCGTCAGACCCGCTGTCTGGGATGCTGGTGCGGTTCTGGGCGGCCGCGAACGAGTACCCCGCCGCGGCCGTCAGCCCCAAGGATACGGCCGCCGCACGAGCGCTGGCCGCGCGGATGGACGATTGGAGGGAGCGGCATAAATGAGTGCGACCCAGCCCCAGCGCCGCGAGATATGGGCTACCGCAAGGGGCTCCGTCGGCGGCAACAAATGCTATACCCACTTGATCCAAGACGAGGTCGGACCTGACATTTTCCTCAGCCGCGAGGCGTTGCAAGCCGCGGGCATTGATGCCATCCAAGCCATGGACCGGGTGCGATGCATCGTCCTTCACCGGCCGCGCGGGCTGTTCGCGTGGCGCGTCCTGGAGGTTGAGAGGGCCAATAACAAGAGGCTGACATGACCTCCATGCTTACTGTCGAGGATTGCCGTGCGGCGTTGCCGATCCGCATCAGCCGACGGCGGCTCGTGCAGTACATTCGAGCCGCCGGCCCCGAATATTACCAGGAGCACCGGCGCCAGATTTTCCTGACGCCGGAGCAGTGGGCCGTTGTGGTCGCGGGGATCAAGTCGCCATGCTCAAGATCGAGCGCCGGGGCAAGAAGGGCATCTTTCAAATTATCGGTACGCTCCGCGGGGTCCGCGTTCACGAGAGCACAAGAACTACTTCAGAGCCTCACGCCGAGGCCCTCAGGATCCAGCTTGAAAAACGCATCCTCGACGAGGATGTCTACGGCAAGCGCGTCACGGCGATCTTCTCGGAAGCCGTAGTCGCCTACCTGGAGGGCGGTGGCTCGCCCCGCTTCGTCACTCCGCTCAATCAGCACTTCGGCCCCTGGCGCATGGGCGACATCACCCAGGCGGAGGTGATGAGATTCGCCAAGAAGCAGTATCCCACCGCTTCACCTCAGACGATCGATCGCCATGTGTTCACGCCGTTGATTGCGATCTGGACGGCTGCCCATGAAGCGGGATTGTGCGGGCCGCACGAGCTGCGGCGGCCAAGGAAACCCGAGCGCGCGCCTGTGGCTTATGCCAAGGACAACGATGTGGCGCAGCTGTTGCCGGCATGCAGCATCCGGCTCAAGGCAGCGCTCCTGTTCATCACCTTCACCGGCGCTCGCGTAAGCGAATGCTGCCGGGTTGAGGATACCCACGTGGATTGGAAAGCGCGCTCTGCGCTGTTCTGGCGAACCAAGAATGGCAAGCCGCGTACTGTCGTGCTGCCGGAGATGGTCTACAAGGCGATGCTGCCGCTCAGAGGCGCCGAGGGACCACTATTCGGGTTCAAGCAACGCTGGTCGTTCAATCAGGCTTTGGCGCGAGCCTGCAGGCGCGCCGGGCTGCCGGTGCTGACCTCGCACAAGGTCGGTCGCCACGCTTTCGCAGCTCGCTTGCTGCGCGCCGGCTGGACGCTGAAGGAGGTGCAGGAAGCGGGGGGATGGAGCCCGGATTCAATGGTTCTCCTGGCGGAGACCTACGGGCATGTCGAGCAATCGGCCATCGACCGCATGGTGCGGCAATCGGATAGGGAACTTACGCAAATAATACGCAAATCAATGCGTAAGAAACTGCAAGTCGTTGCAGGACAAGGGCGAAAATGACGGCATCTATGCCGTGTGAAGGGAGTGCTCTACCGCTGAGCTACGCGCCCAAGAGCCCGGTTTTCCTAGCGATCTAGCATGTTCCGGTCAAGCCTGTGAGGCATGTACGTGTCGGGAACGCGAAGGCAACATCGGGGGTTGGGGTACGCAATTCTTACGCAAATTGCTCCGGGCCCAGCTCACACCAGCCAGTTGGCGAGCAGCCAGACGGCAGCGCCCGCGATGAGGCCGCAGATAAAACCGTTGAACCACGTGCCCCACTCATCGTCGCCGTGCTCGTCGGGATCGTAATAGCGTACCGCCGGCTGGCGCTTGCTCATGGCTCGGCGAGACCTCGCGGCCAAACCCGCCGGAGCTCTGCCTCATCCCGAGCATGCCTGACGGCGATCATCAATTCGCCCCACGACGGCACCCAAGGTTTGCGCCCAAGCGTCAGCCGCTGTTGATTGTGGCTCATCACCGTTGCCTTGATGCGCTCCCACTGCAGCCGGCGAGCAGTCGGCATGTGTACGTAGATCGGCCCGCCGTTGTGCGAGCGGCGCCAGGCGTTGCGATAGGTTCGATCAGTGGGTATTTCCTCCACGTCCCATAACTCGTGGCCGGTGCCCAGATGGGCGCAGAAGCGATCCCGCATGACACCGTAGGCTTCCGCAGTCGAGCAGCCGCCGAACTGCATGGCACGCACGAACCTTGCTGCTGCCCACTCGCCGACGCCATTGGCAGACTGGGCGGCAATCTGTCGGTCAATAAAGGCGGGCGACCCGAAACCGTCGGCTATGGTTCTATTATACGTCGCGCGCACTAAATGCGCACGGGCGCCATCGACGCTGCCGCAAGCCGCAATGTAACGGCGTCCACGTTCCGTCTGGAGATGCAAGTTGACAGCAATCTCCGCATCACGCCATGCCCGGGCGTCGTTCCATCGCCCGCCCCCACCAGTCATATAAGATAGGGCTGTCAGCGATGGGGCGCAGATGGAGACGCTACCATCCGGGCGCGTGTAAACGATCCGCCGATCAGGCATAGTCGCCCCAGAAAGACATGCCGATCTCGGTAAGGTCCGCGTTGGCGCCGAGAGAGCCACCCCCAACCTGGAACCCCTTGACTTGGAAAGTGCTCGCTGTTTTTGCCCCGTCTGAACCGGATGACATGACGCCCGTGCTGGTGCTTCCGACCACATCCGTGTTGCGGCCATAGCCAGCACACCAGTAGTTGGTGTTGCTGAACGCGGTATCGAGAGCAACGATATAGTCGCCCACGCCGTTATCCGTCACCGCCCCCATGCCGTAGTCGCCGGCCATGAATGCCGGCGTGCCGGAGCCGTTTAGGTTGCCCCCCGCCTTCGGGTGCCCAGGGTGGAATTGCTGCCGTGCCGGCGTAACCGCCAGTAGCGCCGATGCCGGTGTTTCCATTTCCGACTGGACGGCAATCTCGATAACACCCGTTGCAGAATCTGAGGCTGCCTGCTTCAGATTGCTGAACCCAGCGGCTGCGGTGCTGGCGCCCGTGCCCCCGTCGGCGATAGGAACATCGGTGCCACCAGCCCGATAAACGGCGTTGCCCTCAATGGTCATATCCCCCGCGCCGGACCGGGCAAGCGTCGTATCGTTAGCGTGACCCAGCTCGATTGTAGCTAACGCCGACAGCGTCGACTGGACGCTGGCCGCCCCTGTGACGCCCAGCGTCGATTGGAAGTTGGCCGCCCCCGCCACGTCGAAGGCGAACAGCGCCCATAACTTGCCAGCGGCGTCGATAAATGCCCGGTCGGCACCGCCAGTGACGAACTCCATCACATCCGCGCCGGAGCGGCGGATTCCTGTGTTGGTATCGCTGGCGAACTGAAGGCCGGGGAGCGCCTCGCTGCCATCGGCGAGCCGCAGCGGCGCTGTCATGGGGGCCTGATTGTCGCGCGTGAGCACGCTCGACAGGGCGGTGGCGATGTCGACGAAGTTGGCGTTCATCTCGGACGACAGAATCGTTGTCGCCGGAGTGAAGCTGTTGGGCACGACGTAGGTGCCGGAGCCGTTGTAGGGCGTGGCGGCCTCCTATTTTCCTTGCGGTGTGGCGGATTCAAGCGGTAGCGTGGTCGGATTATTGTTGGGAGGGTGCGATGCGCATTGCAATTATCTTCGGAGCGTTGCTCGTCTCAGCCTGCGCCAGCACGCCCAACGTCACAGGCAATGCGAAAGGCGGCGTGATGCCCTGGTTCGCGACCAACCTGAAGGCGGCGCACGGTGCGGCGGACGGTCACTGTCGCAAGTATGGCAAGCAGGCACGCATCACGTCAGTGCAGGCCGAAGCCGGCGGCAGTGTCGTCTTCGATTGCGTTTGAGGTTCCCGGGATGCGGTGGCTGATTGTCATAATCATGTCCGGCGCTGCATTTCTGCTCGCTCGGGAAGCCGTGCTCGGCAGCAACCAGCCTCCAGCTGCGACAGCGGTCTATACGCTCTACCGCGACTCCCCAGCCTTCGCGATGCGCATTCATGTTGCGACATTCGATGCGGCAGATGGCAGGGATTACAACCACTACAATTGCGAAATAATCCGCGACCTGGCGGCCAACCGCCCAGGCATTATGGTTCGTTATTGGTGTGAACCGGGAAGGTGGCGGCAATGAACCGGCTTCGACGCAACGCTGTATCTCGGAGAGCCCCCATGACGCCCGCCATCGCCATTCGCTGGGCCGCCTACGTCGCCGTCAGCGTCGTCTCAGCGGCCTACGCGGTTGATGCGCCGCTATGGGTCGGCGCCGCTATCGTGGGGAGTGCGCTCGCTCCCGTTGTGGCCCAGATCCTCTACTTCCGCTTCCGCGGTGCCGACGGCCGGCGTGGGTTCTGATAGCGCGTAGGCAACCCCTCAGTCTCCGCCTGGAGGCTCGGCGGGATCTGCACGCCAGGATACCGCGCGCCCAGCTCCTGGCCTAATACGCCCAGGGTGCCGCCCATCATGGCGCCGGCACCGAAACGACCGGGATTATCGATTGGGTTTAGCTGCCCAATTGAATAGGAGCGTAGATCGCCCGCCCCTGGGTCTGTTGATGAATACACATAGTCCACGAAGGGAAGTGCCATCAGCCCGATATCGGTGCCAGCCCCTGATGTGAGGGCCGCGGTCAGCCGGTCGCGACCCGTCAGGCGCGGAGCGCTGGCAATGGCAGTGTCATATCCTTCCTGAGCCGCCTGGGCGGTTCGACGTGCCTGGTTGCGCTCTGCGGCTGGTAAGCTGGTGTCGTTGGCCCGGGCGATGGCCGAGCGCTGGCGCTCCACGAGCGACTGCACGCGCTCGTTGAACTGCGCGACAGGCTGCCGTGCGCCGCGGGCCGCGAGCATGGCACTTAACAGCCCGCCGGCCCCAGCCGCAGCGTACAGTGCCGCCGGATAGGCCTGGGCCGTGGGCGTGTTTCGCCGCGCAGCCCCGCGCGATTCCGCTTCCTCGCGTTGACGTGCCTCGGCCGCCTCGGCGTCCATCGCGTCCTGCAGGCCCGTCCGCTCTTTGTTCAGCCTGTCCAGCATCTGCTGATGAGGCCGCGCCAGCACCTCAAGCCGGTCAGCGTCGGGCGTGCGCCGGCCGAGCTGCTCAATGGCGCGCTGCGTCGTGGAAATGTCGGCATCGAGCTTGCGTATGCGTGCCTCGCGCGGGTCCGGGCCCGCGGCAGAAGCTGAGCTCATGAGCATACCAGGGATCGCAGCCAGGCGGCTCGGCGCTGCCATTAGCGCATTGCCGGCGGCCTGAGGTATGTTTCCCTCGGCCAGGGCCTCGCCGGCTCTTCCCGCCGCTGGAATCCCCGTCATCTCGCCGGCCGTGCCAAGCATGGCGCGCGCCAGTCGCTCGCCCTGGTTAACCATCGGCGCCACGCTGCCGCGCGCGGCCTCGCCAAATGGTGTATCGCGCTCGACACCCCACTGCGCGATGGCGTCGGCAATCGGCATGTCATGGATCTGTCCGCGCTGCCGTGGCGCGGTTGCAAGCGCGCTCAGCAGCCGTTGCCGCTCCGGCGAAAGCTCCAGCTGGGCCGCGGCAGCCTGGTTCTCGGCGACGTACCTCGCCAGCTCCTCTGGGGTCATAGAAACACCGGGCCTCCCTGCTGCGGCTGCTGCGGTGTCGGCGCCCCGGCGATGCCGGCGCCGGCGACGACGCCGGGTGTGGCGACCTGGCGCTGGATCTGGCCCATCAGCTCGTTGAAGCGGATCATGCGGTCGGGCGGCGTCATGGCCGCAACCTGCCGCAGCATCGCTGTGCGCTCGGCTGGGTTGGCGGTGAGCAGCATGCGCACCGCCTCGCGGGCCGCATCGGCGCCAACGCCGAAGATGCGGTCCCAACCCAGGATGAGGCCCCGCTCCACCAGCTGGTAGAGCGACTGGTTCCCGCGCAGCACGCCCATCAGCGTCTGAGCATGCTGCGACGCGTCGAGCGCAACCTGCATGAGGTCGTCCTGGACGTTGCGAGCCGTCATCGAGCCGCCGACGGCGACGTTGCGCGTCTCGGGGAAGAGGCCCTCTACGTCGATGGCCGCCCCGAACCTCTCAGGCCGGTCGGAGAAGGCTTTGCCAGTGCCCGATGAGCGCCTGATAATGCCACGCAGCAGGCGGTCCGCCTCTGGATTCCTGAACAGGTCCAGGACCTGGCGTCGCTCTCCGGTGCGGCCCGTTGCCTTCTCCACGGCCCACTGCACGCCGAGGCGGGCGAGCTTCTGCTCCTCGCGCGAGAGCGTGCCGTAGAACTCCAGCAGCGAGCGCGGATCGCCCCCGAAGGCCTTATCGCGGAACCGCTCGACGATCTGCTGCACGCGCATGTCGTCGGAGTACTGGGCGCGCGCGCCGCGATAGACCGAGCCGATGTTGCGGATGGGCTGGCTGGTGGAGTTCTCCAGCGCGGCGAACAGCTCGTCGCGCAGCTTGATCAGCTCGCGGCCCACGGCGTTGTCGCCTGCCCTGAAGGCCTTGGAGATGTGATCGTCGAGATACTGCTTACCGTAGAGATCGAAATCCTTGATGCTGCCCTGCACGGCACCGTCGCGCCTGTAGAAAAGGCGCACGGCGGCGCGCAGCGCGTCGGACAGCGGCGGCTGGGCTGCCTCCGCGCGGGCGGCCCACTTGATGAGGACCGGCTCGACCGCGGGTGTCAGATCGACGCTCCGGCCCAGTCCGTAGAGCGCGCCATAGTAACGCCGGGCGCCTTCCTTCATGGAGGCGGCGAGCTGATCGACCGTGCGGCCCGGGTCTGCCGCGTGCCCATGGAAGTCGGAGTCCTTGATGCCGAACGAGCGCTTGAGGAAATCCATGGAGCGCGCCCAGTGGCCCATGGGCTGCATATTGTCGAGCCCGGTGCGCAGGTCTCCGCCCGGCGCCCGCTGAAAGGCCGGACCGAACTCCTCCATGGCCTGCTCGCCCGTCATAGGCTCGGCGAACCGCTGGCGGGTCGGCAGCCCGCGTTGGCTGAGGCGCACGGCGTCTGCCCCTTGCGGCGTGAGGCCGGTCTGGCGGGCCTGCAGGAATGATACGATGTCGCGCGCCGCCTCCGGCGACTGCCGCGCCAGCGTGCCGAGCAGGCGCTGCAGCCCGGGGCTGAGGTCGACCGGCGTCACCACGTCCTGGCCGTAGCTGCTGGTGTTGAACCGCGAGGCCCAGGTCGCAAACTCGTCGAGCTGCGCTTCTATCTGGGCCGGCGGCGTGCCCTCCCGTTGCAGCGCGTCCTGGATTGCCCCCAGCGCCCGCGTCTGCGCGTTGCCGATACTGCCGGGCGCCATGTCGTTGACGAACCGGGTGCCGGGGGCGCCGCCAGCGGCCGCTACCCCGAGGCTCGCCGGGGCCGGCGGCGCATCAAATGCGCTGAACGGAAGCGGGGGCTCACTTGGCCGGCGCATGGCGCCCGTGAGACGCTCAAACATGGGCGCGGCGGCTCCGGCGGCACGGCCGGCGACCGCCGCGACAGGCGGCACAGCGGCGCCCAAGGCCAACCCAAACAGGCCCCCCATCTCCGCCGACGGCAGCCGCTCGGCCAGGTCGCCCTCACCGGCGCCAAGGCCTGACACGGTGCCGAGCCCGCTGCCCAGCGCTGCTGAGCGGCCGACACGCCCCAGCATGGTCGGTGCCTCGGCCGCCGAGCGTGCGGCACGGGCGAGAGCGCCAAGCCGCAGCGGAGCGGTGGCGGGTATCGCGAACGGCGCGACGCCGCCGGCGAGGCGCGCCACCGTCGACATGACGGGGTTCTCTTCGCCGAACCGCTTGCTCGCATCGCGATCGATCAAGCCCGCCTCATCGGCAAAGTCGAACGTGGCGCCCTGCAGCGCCTCCCGGCCAAGGCCTCTGAGGTACTCGCCCCAGGACTGCTGGGGGCGGGCGGCCGGGCCGCCGTAGTTGCGGGCCATCACCTGCCTGATGGTGGTGTCAGACGTGCCGTCGGGGAACCGGACAACACTGCCGTCGGGGGCGTTGACCTCGATCGGCATCGGCTACTCGAGCTCGCCGGTCTGGGGATTGTAGGTCCTGGCGCGTCCACCGGCGTTCGGCTGCTGGCCTGCTGGGCGCCGTCCGCGCGTAATGTTCTCCTCGATGTTGTCCATGAACTGGCTGAGCAGCGTCAGTTTCTGCTGGCGGATCGCCACGGGGTCGGTCGCCCTCGGCATGAAGGTGTCCATGTATTGATCAACCTCATGCACCGGAGCCGCCGCCCCCGTGTTGGCACGCAGCGCGCCTTCGATCGCAAGGCGCACGGTACGCCTTGCTGCGTCGTACTGGGGCGCGAGTGCAGCGCCGGCGAGGGGAATGCTATGCCCAATGGCGGCGCCCAACCCCATCTGATTGACCAGATATTGCCGCGCCTCAGAGAAGTGGCCGCGCGCCGTCTGCATCGATGCAAGCCGCCCAGCCTGCTCACCTGCGATATGCTCGCCAGGACCGCCGGGGATAGGTTCAAGCTGGCCATTCCCAGCCCAACGGAATCCTGTCGGCGGCTTCCCCTGTCCATTGCCCGCCACCAGGTCGGCCTGGCCGGTGCGCTTGTTGACCCGGTACAGCGAGCCCTCGGACGCATGGAAGTCGTAGTCGTGGCCGCGCCCGGCCGTGGCCGCGTAGAGTTGCAGACCGAAGCGGATGGCCTGGGGATCGCGCGACGTGAGCAGCCGGCGGATCATATCGGTGGCCGGCATGGGCTGAGCGGGCGCCGCAGGGCCCTGCGCTGGCGGCGGCTGGCCCGCGCCAGCGCCTCCTGGTGTCAGGGCGGGCGGCAGCATGCCGGGCGGCATCTCGAACGGCGCGCCCACATTGACGCCAGGCACTTGCTGCAGCGCTCCAGGCACAGACGGTGCTGGCGCGGCCGGCGGCGCTGGCGGCCGCGGCCCGCGCATCTCTTCCGGCAAGAACCTGTCCAGGTTGGGGACGCGGCCGGCGCCGCGCATCTCCGGCGGCAGCATCCAATCCATGGAGCCGAGCCCTGCGGGGCCTGGCTGTTGCCTGGGCTGGCCCGACCAATCACCGGCAAAGGCGTCACCACGGGCGCCGAGAGAGGCAAGAGCGCCGGGGGTGTCGAGAGTAGGGGGGGCGGCTGCTGCAGCGTCCGCAGCCGAAAGCGGCTCCTGAGCCGGGATCAGCGGGTCGTTGGCCGGCTGCGGCCCGCCCAGCCGCATCGGGGGGGGCATCGCGGCGGCTCCTGCTTGCGGGGCAAGCCACGGCGCCGCAGCTTGCCTGCGTGCCTCCAGCCCTGCCTGAGGCCGGCCGCCGGCGTTGACGTACTGCGTGAACAGGCGCTGCGCCTCAGCCCAATTACCGGTCCGCACAGCCTGGCCGAGCCCGGATTGCATCCAGTTCGGCCCAGCGTTGTAGGTGAGGTCGGTGAGCGCATTCTCCTGACCCTGGGAGAGGCTTGGGGCGAATGCGCGAACCATCGTGCGCGCCTGCCCAATCTCTTCCTGCAGCCGGGTTGCCGCGTCGGCCTGGGTGATGCTTGTCTCGCCCGGACGCGCGCGCGTGCCGTAGCCGATGCTCGTCTGGCGGAAGTCTGGGTAGGCCCGCGCATTGAACCCCTCGCGGCCTTGCACCCAGCTGGTGAAATCGTCGGGTGTCGCTGGCGCAACCGTCGGTGATGGCCTGGCCGGCGCCGCCGCTGCTGGCTCCGGCCGCGTCTCAGTCCGCCATGGCGTTGTCACATCGCTGGCGTCGGGCCCTACCACAGCACGGCCGAGGCGCGCGAGCCCCTCGCGCTCGTCTTGATCGGCCCGATAACCGCCATACCCGCCGACCATCGCCTGCGTGAGCCGGGCGAGGCCCTGCGTCCAGTGCTGCACGGGCGATGGGTCAATGCCCTGCTGAAGCATGGCGTCGAACAGACGCCGCCGGCTGGCGAGGCCCGGCGGCGTCAGGTAGGCCCCGCTGTCCGCGTAGCCGGAGTTAGGCATGATCTAGACTCCGGGGAAGCCGCCGCGCGCCCAACCGCCGGCAACCGCGCTCGGAATGGAGAACAGTGCGCCCATCATGGCGTTGTACTGTCCCATCTTCTGCGCATAGTTCTGCTGCACGAGCCCGGAATAGTCGGTCGGCGCCACTCCAGGCTGCGGCGTCGTTTGAAACTGCGGCGTCTGGGGTTGCGTCATGCCCAACATGCTGGTGAGCTCAGTGAGCGGCTGATTGCGCTCGCGCAAGGCCATGTCGCCGGCCGTGCGGTAGGCATCTAGGTACATGCGGTTGTAAGCATTGTCCCGCGCCTCGCCGAAGTCCTCGAACTGCTTGCCCCATGCCTCACCGCCTGGAGCGAGCCCACGCGCGGTGAGCTGCGTCTCAAGTCCTTCGCGCTGGCGGTCCCATTGCGGGTCCAGGAACGTGCGCTGCATATCGGTGATGTTGCTGGCCTGCTCGGCGCCGAAATCCCACGGCGTGGAATACACGTCAGCGACGCGGCCGAGTTGAGCGTTGGCGATGTCGCCGAACTGGCCCTGGGCTTTCGTGGCGGCATCGTAGAGCCGCTGCTGCTCGGGCGACAGCGTAGTCGTGGCCGTGAACTGCGGCGTGCCGTTGGCCCAGGTCCCAGTCTGGTTGTAGGTCAGGTTGCCATACGGCGTTACCTGATTGGTGGCGCCGAGCTGGTACTGCGTCGTCGCCGTGGCCTGGTTCAGTCCAGCCTGCGCCTGCGCAGTCTGCATTGGGTCGGGAGCTTTAGGCGCGTTCATCGATCCACCTGCATTCGTCTTTAGTCATCCCATAGAGCAGCGCATCGTTCTCGCGGCCCTCGCCCCAGTAGCGCCGCTGCGTCCCTTCATGCCGGAACCCGAGCCGCTCCAGCAGCCGGCGCATGGCCACGTTGGAGCGCTTGCAGCGGGCCGTGAGCCGTGCGCACCGCAGTTGGCCGAACACGTAGCGGAATGTCGCGCGGATTGCGGGCCGCGTCAGCGCGCGCGGTCCGTAGATCGTGATGTCGATATTGGCGCCCGAGTAGCCGGAGAACACGGCCCCGCCGATCGCCGCGCCGGCCGCGTCCAGCACGCCGAGCGCCGTATAGGGCGGCGCGATCGTGATGCCCAGGTGCGCGGCGACCCAATTGGCGACGGAGGCGTCATGACCGGTGAGGATGGGCATTTAGGCGATACCATAAAGGCTGTAACTCCCGCTGCCGTCGAAGTTGCCAGCCCCGTCCAACAGAACCTGCAGCGCATCGATGTTCGCTGCGTTTGCGATGTAGCAGCCATGGATAATGCGAATGTCGCCGCCCGACGGCACAACACAAGCCTGCCACATAGGCAGGATGCCGGTTTGATACGGCCCAATTGCCACCGTGATGTTCCACGTCGCAGCGGCTGCCTGCTGTGAGCCTTCAATGAGGCTTGCTGCGTTGTGGTCGTTAACTGTTGTGCTCGACGTGCTCAAGTTCGATGCTTGATAATTGGCGGCGGTGGCATCGAAGGACGATCCGTTGTCGGTGGACACGCGCACCAGCGGCTGCCGGTTCGCAGCGTTGTCGTGAGAGATGTTGAACAGCTGCAGGACGATATAGGCAAAGGTCTCTGGAATACCTGCGATGCTCAGCGTCGTACCGGAATTCAGGTTGCCACTGGCTAGGAGGGTGCGGCCGGCAGCAGGGATGCCCAGAATATCCCGCACTTGGGCGGCGCTCAGGTCAGTCGGGTCGCCTGTCCCAGCCCCAGCGGCGCGACCTTTGATGGTCGACTGCGCCATGTCGGCCAGTTTGGCATTGGTGACCGCGCCGTCGGGTACGCTCGCCGACGCTACGCCCGGCGTGCTCGTGTCCCATACCACCGTCGCCGTGTCGACAAGCCGCCGCCACGTGTTTGCCGCCCGGTCCCATAGGTTCTGATTGATCTCCGCCATCAGATGAACGCGCCGTCTTCCATGAGCAGGTCGAACCCGTTGATCCGCAGGATCGGCGCATGAGTGCTCATCAGATTGCCCGTCATGCGCACCGAGGCGCAGTAGCCGACGCCCACCACCGTCTGCCAGTCGGCGATAATGCGCTCCTCAATCGGCCACACGTCCACGTCCCACATCGCAACGTCCCACAGCGCTACCGAATCAACGATTGTGGACGACACCGAGATAGGCGCGTCTCGGCCGAAATCTGTGTTGACGGCAAGGCCAGGCACCACGCTGCCGTCAGTCGTCAGCAGCGGACGGCACATGCTGAAACGCTTGTTGCGCCCGCGGGACCGGAAATAGTTGAACGCCGTGCGCAGGTCGAAGACGATGGGCGCCCCCGCATCGTTGCCGCCCACGTCGGCCTCATAGACGATGCCGTCGTTGCCGCCCATATACAAGCGGTCATCCAGCACCTCCCAGCAATTGGCCGCTTGGCCGATGAACTGGCACCAGGCACCAGTCACCGTGTTCATGACGTACTGGCGCTGGTCGGCACCTTCTGCCACCGGCACGTTCAGGATGGCGCGTGTGCCGCGCGGGTAGGACTGCAGTTGCCAGCCGAAGTTGGCGCCGAAGTCGCGCGCTGATTGGCTTACCACCGGCTGGATCAGCTTGGTGATGGCGACCGTCTGTTGCACGCCGCGTTCGACAACGAGGGCCTGCGACAACGGCAGCACACCGTCGATGCTGATCAGCATGATGTCACCGCCGACCGCGGTGAGGCAGCGCCGGCCGATCGGCGGGCCTACCGTGTAGACCCCCTTGAGCGTGAAATCCGCTGCCGGATCAATACCGCTGTAGACCGCCACCTCGCCGCGGGAGGAGATGAATGCAATGATGTCATCAGGGCCGGCGCCGGCGTCGAGTGACCAGGTGCCGATCGCTTGCAGGAAGCCGCCCTCGCGGAACACGCCCCGCAGCGGGAATTCGACGGCCGCGCCCTGCACTGCGCCGACGCCCAGGTACCACGGGTTGAGAGAGCCGTTGACCGTGAGCCATAGCCTGCCTTTGAACACGGCGACGTGCACCACGTCAGGGCCGGTGATGCCGCCCGATATGGTGTTGACGGACCAGGCCGCGCCGTCCCACCGCCGACTGTCGTTGGCGCCGTTGCAGATCCACAGGAAGTTGTTGCCGTCGATGGTCGTAAAGTTGACGTGCTGCCAGCGGTTGTTGGCCTGGCCCACGATCTCAGACACCGCCGCAGCCGCAGCCGTCACGTCCCAGATCACGCCGTCGGCCGCCGCCTTGAGATCAAGCGTACCGCCGGCCCCGTGATAGGCCATTACGCTCTCAACAGGCTCCCCGCTCCCCGTGTCGCTGTGCTCGACGTGCCCGCGGCGCAGCTCCAGATAGCCCGGCTGGGGGAACCAATTGTCGAGGGCGACCGCGCGCTTGGGCGGCATCTCGCTGAGCGGCGAGAGCGCGTCCCACCCCTCCACCGGGGCTGGCAGGCTTGCGCCGCGCGAGACGACACCGAACCCCTTAGACTGCACCGGACCGCCGGCCAGGGCCGTCCGACGCATAGCCTACAACGCCCCCGGAAAGTTACCGTCCTGCACCTGCTGCGGCGAGAGAAGGTACGGATAGACGCGGCGCGCCAGACCCAGCACTGGCATGCCGCCGTCGTGGGCACGGCGCGCATCGACAAAATCGACGTACTCCGCCTGCATGGCCGCATAGCTGAAGCCCTTGATCTGCCACAAGCGCCACTTGGCGCCGAGGACCATCATGTCCTCACTGAACAGCGGCACGTCATTGTCGCTCTGCAGGCTATCCTTATAGGTGCCGGTAGCGCCGTCCTGCACCCAGTTCTTGGAGATGTACTCCCACACCAGCGTGCCAGGGAAATCGCCGGAGGCTGTGGGCGGCGGGAAGATGCGGAACGCTGTCGGCAGCTTGCCGATCTGGCGCCAGTGCCGGCGCGGCGACGTGGGCACGATGCCCGAACGCATCCACTGGTCGAACTGGGGAGAGGTCGGCCCGATCAGCGCCCACTGGAAGCGCCGGTCCCACATGGTCTGATCGATGAACCGATCGAAGTCGGCCGGCATGTCGAAGGTGTCGCGCGTGAAGGTGAGCAGGTTGCCTATAGCCGTCGTGTCGCAACTCTCCGTCAGCGTCAGCTGCGTCGGGCTGTCGATAGAAGCGATGCGGCAGCTAATCTGCGTCCCGCTGCCGTTGACGATGAAATACTGAGCCTGGAGCCCGGTCGTGTTGATGTTGGCGACGATGCGCGAGCCGGCCACCGTGTCGCCGGTGAGGTTGAGCGGCGCAACGAACTCTATGATGTACTCTACCTGCAGCTCGGTCCATGGGTGGTCGAGGACGAGCTGGCGGCCGTCGCGGTTGACGAGCGAGGTGAGCTGCCGCGTCTGCGCGTCGGTGCCGGCGACGGTCGCGGGACGCGGCAGCCCGAGTTCGTCAGCCGCGAGCTGGACGATCTCCAGGAAGGTGGCCACGGGTCAGGCTGGCGTCACGGCGGCGCTTGGCATTACCCGCCAATTGTGCGCCACGCCGAGCCCGCCAATGACGCCAGCTTTGACGGCATAGAGCGAGGCATTGGTGAGCACAGAGACGAACTGGTTCGCGGTCCCCTGGTTGATCGTCCCACCAGTTGGCGGAAACACCAGTGCAGTGTTGCCGCTGACGTTGAACAGCTCCACCACGTCTCCGACCCCAGCCTCGGCAGGCAGTGTGACCGCGCCATTCGCGCCGGCTGCGTTGACCAGCACAAGCTTATTGCCTGCACCCTTCAGCAGGCCGCCGGCGCTGTTCTGGGTGGCCGCGGTGGTAGTGACAGCAACCGTGGATATACCCGTGCGCAGCGCCAGTTCTGCCGGCTGGCCCAGCCCCATCAGCCCTTCAGCGGTTGCCATCGCTCGCACTCCCTTCCGGTATTGCCGGCGGCTCGCCCACCGTCTGACGACGGCGCGGAGGCATGACGGTAGAGCTGGAGCGCGCGGCAAGCCCGAAAGCAGCTTGGCCTGCGCTCTGCGTGCGCTCGGCGGCGACCGCCTCGGCGACCGCGCTGCGGATCATCCCTTGGACATCGGCCGCCGGCGTCGGCTGGCTCAGCCTCACGTCCAGCGCCGCCATTTGCGCCTGGAGCTTGGCGATCGTGGCGTCGCGATCCTCCAGCGCCTTCTGCAGCTGGTGGAACCCCTTGCTCCCGTCGGCGGCCTTGATCAGCTCGCGCGCCTTGTTGCGCCATTCGAACGCACCGAGCCCGATCTTTTGCACGCCATGCTCGGACATCTCCGCGAGCTGCTCGATGGTGTGGCACCTGAAAAACCGCAGTGTCGAGATGATCTCGGGATGTGCAGGGAACAGCGTCGAAATCGGCGTGCCTACGGGGATGTCCTCGCGAGCCTCGCTGTAGCGCTTCCACTGATCCGGAAAGCGCTGCTTGTCGCCCTCCGTCGCCTCGCGCCGCAGCACGTCGATCTCGCCGGCGCGCGGGAACTCGATGTAGGGCTTGGCACGGATGATCGGGCGGCCCTCACGCTCGGACGCCGCCCGGTCGTAATCCTCGTGGGTATAGAAGCGCGCGTACTGCGCCGCTTCCTGGGTCTGCCACGGCGCCCGCTCGTAGAGAGAGGGCGCCTGGCCGTTGGTTTGCTGGTGCATGGGGACTCCTTACAGGACGCGGTCACCGACATGCGGATCGCGCAAGATGGCATTGACCGATGCCGGGGCACCGCCGTTGGTAACAGTCAACGTGACCCCCTCAATCACAAAGGATCCAGCGGTCCCATCATCGTCGAGCACACCGGATGTAGCAGTAGAATTCAAACGAGCGTTTGCCACCGCGCTGGCCAGTACGCGCACAGGTCCCTGACCCGCCGTCAGAGCCCAAAAGCGCTGTCCCGCAGCGGTCGGAAGCCCGAAGTTGAAAGCGAGAGGCCTACCACCTCTCAGCGGTGGTCCAGTCAGGAGTGCCGTAGTGATCTCGGTCACGACATATGCCGCATCCCACAGAATAGCCTGACCCTGCACGGCAATGGCGGCAGCGCTCTGTAGCAGGATATACGCATTGCCGGTCTGGTCGCGCCCAACAGTGCCGAGGGCGAGAGACTCGCCGCCGGCGTCTGGAAGCGGTTGCGGCGCGTTCACCGGCGGCGGCAAATCGGCCGCCGTGAGAACGCGGGTCGGGTTGATACCCTCGATGTACATTCTCGCCTCCTCAGGTGTTGGTCAGCACGCCGTCGAACAGCATGGCGCGCTTCGTGAAGTTGCCGGCCCAGCCGATCAGGCGGACCATCGCGTCCTGGTTGACCGAGAAGCGGTCGGGATCCAGCGGCTCCATGTTGCGGTTCTTGTGGGGCCGCCAGCTGTTGTACTTGGCGTTAAGGAACCACATGACGGATGATGGCACGCCACCGATGGGAATGCCGGCCAGCGAAGCATCCTGTGTCGTGCCCTGGAAGCCGCCGTCGAGCACCACGTCGCTGTCCATAAACTTGAGATTCAGGAACCCCGCCTTGCCGAGATCGCTATCGGTGTTGGTGATGCGCTGGATGGCATGCAGCGACTGGTTGTAGACCGTCCACCCATTGTTGTCGGTGAGGATCAGGTCCGGCCGGTCGTTGCCGCGGGTGCACCGAACATAGAGCTGGGTCATATACTGATACACGTTGGCCGGCGACAGCGCGGCCCCGCCGTCGGTGATCGCCCGGAAGCGTTGGTTGCGCCAGAACTCCCACTGGCCCCGGTCGATGGTACCGTAGACGCCCACCGTCGGGTCAAACGGGATCGCCGCCTGCAGGCCGCCGATCTGATTGGGCAGCGAGCCATCCGAGTAGATGTCAAAGGACAGCCCGTTGCGGAATGTGTCCTCGGCATTCTCGATGCGGCTTCCGAGCAGATCGATGGACTGCTCGTCGCCGGCGTTCTGCAGCATCTCCAGACCGCTGATTGACACCGCCACCGCCGCTTGGCGAATGGGATACTCGGCGGCGGTGAAGACGCTTGACGGCGAGATGTTGAGCAGCTCGTAGCCCGCGTAACGCTTGTACGTCACGTTCTGGGCGTACGCGATCTCCTCCATGATGGTCCGGCCGCCGCCGATGAACTCACGGATGCGACCACGGCCGTTGAATCGGGTCAGCACTGCATTGTTGCGGGTGACGCTATCTGCGAGCTCCCCAGTGCGGGAGCGCATCGTCATGGTCGCAACCTCGCTTACGCCAGGAGCGGGCATAGTCTCGTTTCCTTGTCGGGTTTCAGCCTCTCGGGGTCAGACCCCGGAGCGCAGTTGATCGAATGCGGCACGCACGCTGTCGTGCGCGCTCATACCGACAGCCGGCCGGGGCGGAGCCGCGGCTCCTCCGGCAGGGTGCCCGGTGAGAGACACAGCACGCTTCTGCGCCGCCACCGCCTTGGTCCTGCCCTCATCCGCCTTGGCCTTGAGCCGCTCGCTGACAAGCGCCTCGCGCACCTCGGGGTGTTGGTAGGCCGCCATTTCGTAGGCCTTGGTGAGGTCCGCTACCGGGTCAGCCGTACGCTCCACCATGCCCGTCTCGAAGAGACGGCTGATGGTCTCCTGCAGATCTGGGAAATAGCGGTGCGCCGGGTCAGTTGCGAACTTCTCGATGGCTTCCGACACGCCGCGTTGCATGGCGTTCTGATCCGCCTGCTGCGCCCGTGTCAGATGAGTTTCGAGCACGCCGAGCTTCTGCGCCAGCGGCCCGAGGCGCTGCTCCAGGATCGGGCCGAGGACCTCCGCCAGCGGGTCGTTTTGATCCGTGCCGCTAGTGAAGGGTTGGAGGCCACCGTTTGATTGGTGGCCATTCGTAGGGCGGGCGCCGAGGGCACCAGCCAGGTGTGCGAAGAGTTGCCCGGCCTGAGCCTTGGAGAGCCCCATGTTATGGGCGATGGACATCATCCCCTGGGCGGGGTCGCGGCGCGCGAGCTGCTCCATCGTGGTGTAGCGCTGCAGCGCGGCGGCAAGCGTAGTGCCCGACTGCTGCGCCATCTCGGCGTAGGGCTTGACGTCCTTGTAGTCGCGCAGCGCGGCGAGACCGGCCTCGGTCTCCTGCTGACGCTTCTCGACGTCGGCAGCGACGTGCGGGAACGCCGCCTTCAGGCTGTCCCAGCTGGCTTTGGACTGGACGGACCAGCCCGGCGGCGGGCCGCCCCCAGGCACGGCGGGCGCCCCTGGGGCTTGGCCTCCAGCCTTTTCAGCAGGCGCTGGGTCCGCTCCAGGTCGCGCCGCAACTGCCGGGTCCGCCGGCTTGGGTTGAGCGGCGAACCGCCCTGTTGCCGGGTCGCGGCTTAACTGCCCTGTCGGCTTGGCTGGCTCGCCTGGCTCGCCTGGCTTCGGCTCATCGCCGCCCTTCTTGCTCAGTTGGTCGTACGCCGCGCGCACGCTATCACGTACCGAGACGGGCTTGGCCGGATGATCCTGCGGCGCAGCTGGTGCCGGCGCTGGAGCCGGATCAATGACTGGCGCGCTGGTATCGACTACGGCATCGGCCGCAATCACTTCATCTTGGTCCACTGGTTTAGTCCTTGTAAGTCAGTTCTTTGAAGTACTGCCGGTACTCGTGCTGATTCATTGGCGTGACGTGGTCGATCAGCTGTTTCATCAGCGGTCGCACATCGGGCAGCTTCCGCACCGCGCGCTCCGGCCGCACGTCGTTGCCGACTTCAACGCAGCCGCGAGCGCGCGTCTCATCGCGAAACAGCTTCTTCGACGTGTAGTGCCCCTGGCTGACCGGGTGCACGATGCCGTTGATGCCACCGGGCAGGTTGTCGCTGATGATGTGCGGACCAGCCTGGTCCCGCTCGAAATAGTTGCGCCCGTCCTTGCGCACCAGGCAATCTAGAACGGCGTCGTAGACGTAGGTGGTTCTCACGCTGGCGCTCCACTGTTCATCGGCTGCTGCCGCGGGATCGCCGCCATCGCGTGTGCCTGTTGCAACTCCCCGTCCAGCTTGGCCATTTCGACCTGGAATCGGAAAGCGTCCATCTGCGCCTTACGCTCCATCTCTTCCATCTTCAGCTGGTGCTCGCGCTGCTTCATCGCGATCTCGCCCGCCTGCGTCTGCTGCTCCAGTGCGGCATCCTGCTGCGCACGCTGGCTCTCCATCTGCTGCTCACGCATGGTGGACTGATCGTCGCGCACCTGCCGCCGCTCCTCGCCCTGCTGCTTCAGCTGCTCCGTTTTCAACGCCATCTCCTCCGGCGTCGGCGGCTTCGGCTTCGGGTTCTGCGCCTGCTTCTCCAACACGGCAATCGTCTCCTCCATGGCGCTCTCCAACTCGCGACCAGCACGGAAGCCGCGCACACCGAACAGCAGCATCTTGCCCATCAGCGGGGCCATCTCCGGCTGCTGCGTTGCTGCCGCTAATGCCTGCGGCAGGAACTGCGCCACGGCCCCCAGGAATTCCACGCGTGCCTGTTTTTCAGCCTGCGCATCGGGCTCGACGGTCGAGTCCGTCTCGACCTCGATCCGGAAACCCCGCAGCTTGTCCGACTTGAGCAGCTGGATGGCCTGCTGAAACACTTGCATGGCCAGCTGCTGGGCCTGCTGCGGGTTCATCCCCGCCTGAATGTGTTGCTCCGGGCCCCACTGCTCGTACCCTGACATCAGCCACAGCGTCTCAGGCGCAAAGTGCTCGGCCATGATCTCCGCCTGGATGCGCAGGCTGTCTCGGCAGAACCGCGCCACTGCCGCCTGCCTGTCGGAGAGTCTCAGGCTCGCGAACTGACCCTTGATGCGCTGCTCGGTGGCCGTCTTGGCGCCGCCTACGCCGCTGGCCCCGCGCACAATGTCGGACATGCCAGTAATCTCGTAGAGGTCGTTTTTGACCTGCGCGCGCGCCTCGTGCAGCCGGATCAACACTTCCGCCATGTCGCGGATCGGGAGAAAGTCCGTGCAGCCGTCGAGGCCCTTTTTTTCGCTGAACTCCGCCCACTTAGCGACGGGATAGAGCTTGTTCTCCTGCCCCTCGTCCAGCAGCTGCTTGAGCGCCGGCACACTCGCGTCGTAGACGCCGGCGACCTTGATGCACTTCGTCAGCGCGGCGATGCGCTGGGTGAGTTCATCCAGCTCCTGCGCCTGGCCCTGGTACTCGGCATAGTCCGGCACCGGCACGATGGAATCGTTGGCCACCGTGGCGAGCAGAGGCTCCGGCGTCGGCCAGAAACCTTCGAGGTGCAGCGGATCCTCGGCTACCTCCAGGATCTCATTGTGGTGCTCGGAGACGAAATAGACCTTGCGGTCCGGCTTATGCCAGCACTCCCATACCGTAGCCCGCGCGAAGACCTGGTCCTGCTGCACAGCCTTCGAGCTCGTGCTCGACGGCATGTCCTTCGGCTTGTAGTCGAGCGGGACCGTCCTGCCGACGTCGCCGAAGCGCTTCACCAACTGCGCGCGCGTCAGGTACGCGCGCTTGCCTACCCAGCGCAGCTCGTCGCATGTGCGCGCTGCGTTCGTTAAGAAATCCTCGACGTGCACATAGTCGGTGCACACCTTTTCGGCCGCCACCGTGGCGTATGGCTGCTCGCTGCCCTCTTGCCCAGCTTGAGACTGTGCTTGCTGCAAGCCACCGGGCTGCCCTGCCTGCAGCAGTGCGCCGCCGGGCGGCTGGGCGTAGCCTTGCTGTTGAGCAGGGCCCTGCATGTGTCCCGCCTGCTCAGACGGCTCAGTCGGCTTCGTGTCTGTAAGTGCCGGCTGCTGCGAGTAGTCGTAGATCGGCTCATAGCGGTGCCAGACCTCTCCCTGGCCGGCGAGCAGGTAGTCGAGCACGCTCTTGCGCGTCGAGCCGTGGTAGTAACCGACCTCCAGATTGTAGGCGAGCGAGCGCTCCAGGATCATGCTCGCTGTGCGGCCCACCGGGTCGCGGCTCAGAAATCGCCGCTCTACAACGGGCTTGGGCGCCTTCGCATAGACCGCCGGGAGCAGCGTCTGCACATTGGACCACAAAACGTTGAACCGGACTGGCCGTGGCAGGAGGTCATCGTTGCGCTCGCCCTCAGGCCCCTGGTCCCGATAGCGCTCGACGATCTTCTTTACGCGCTTCAGCCAAGGCGCACGGAACTTCTGGGCAAGCTTGATCTCGGTGTGCCACCACGCGGCCTGGCCAGCAGCGTCGGTGCCGAATGCGCTCTCACTCTCCACCCCGACTTGGGTGGCGCCGGTGGCGGCCATCAGGGACGGGCGATGCCTGGCGTCGCCCAGACGCCCAATGCAGTCGCGATAATGTGAGTGTCCATCGCCCCGAACGCAATGAACATGCCCCGCCGCGGCGAGATGGGGACAAGAATGCTGTTGCCCACGCTGGCGTCCCCGATCGTGAACCTCTGGGTAAGGTCGGTGTCGTTGAACACCCACGCCACGCCGCCCAGGTTGGAAGCGATGTTGTTGGCTGTCCGGAAGGGTGCGCTGGGTCCTGTGCCCGCCGCGATCGTTGGCCCCGTCGGGCTCCAAATGATGTCGTTCTGCATGGCGGCCACAGGCTACAGTACCCGTCCCTGCTTTGCTGCGAGATAGGTGCGCATTATGCTGTCGCCGCCATTACGGCCGCGATCTGCTCGGTGGTGAGCGCGGACGGGAACGCCAGCACGTCGTGCATGCGGCCGTCGAACGGCTCCAGCCCGATGATCTGTCCAACGTAGGTATCGCTAATGCCTGTCCCAGGGTAATTGATAGCGGCCGATAGCGCCGCAGATGCCACCGACACCCCGTTGAGGTACAATTGCTGCCGCGAGCCGCCTGGGTCCACCACGCAGGCGATGTGCGTCGGCCCAGCGCCAACGATGGTGCCCCCAGTATACGCAAGAGATCGAAAGCCGCCGTCGAAGTGTATGACCTGGATGCCGTTGCTCTCCACGACCAGGTCTACGGCATTGCCGATGCTCATTACGCGCGGGTGGGTGCCGGCGATGGCATCCACATCCACCCATACGGCAACCGTCACGGCAGCGGGCTGACCCAACAGACCAGAGATCAGCAGTCCATCCATATCGGCGGCCTGGAAATCGAGCCAGCCGGGGGTGTCCCAAGTGGGCGTATTGATAAAAGTGCTGTTGTTCCCGTTGCCGGAAGAGTCCTGCGGCGTTGTGCCGGAGCCCTCGTTTAGCTTCAGCCACAGGACCGGATCGAGGGAGAGGGGGGAGAAGCCGCCGCCGCCGCCGCCAAGACAGAGGTCCAGCCCCAAATGCAGCGTCACGGCCTGCCGATGCCTGGCGTCGTACTGATGTCCGCTGACGACGCGCTGATGTGCGTGTCGCCTGGCCCGAAGGCCACCGTCATGCCCTGGCCGCCGCCGATCGGTATCAGCAGCGTGTTGGTCACGCCGCTGCCGCCCAAGGTGAAAGTCGCCACGCCGGTGCCGGAATTGAAAACCCACGCCACGCCGCCATAGTTGGCCGCAATGTTCCCAGCGGCCCGGAACGCGGCGTTCGCCGGCGACACCCCGGCCACGACGGCCGGCCCCGTGGGACTCCACAGCATCACACTCTCCACTTGCTAGGACGCGGCTGGTGCGCCCATGCCTCATCCAACGTCGGCCATCTGGCCTCTACCTCAGGCATGAACACCGGCCCGCGCGGGGTCTCCACCATCTGCCCCTTCGGGAGCGCCTCCGGTAGCGCCAGGCCTTCCATCACCTGGCACCCGTAGGAATAGCCGTCACCGTGGTGGCCTGCCCAGTTGGGCAGCGGCTCGCGCGAGAATGCTTCCGTGTCCTCGTTCCACTCGAACTCCCAGGCCCTCAGGCCGTCGAGCCCTGCCTCGCACCGGGAGGAATTGAACTCGCATTTGGCCGCGACGCGCCGCGCGGCGTTAATGCGGTCATACTTTCTGCTCCGCGCGACGATACTCACCTTGTCGGCGCCGAAAGCGGCCAGGAACCGCTCAACAGCCGTATGCTTGGTGGCGAACGTCTTGGCCTTGGCGTCGTGCGGCAGCCAGACGTGCCCCAACGGCCAGCCGCGCTCGCGCAGCCTGTCCTGCAGGCGCACAACCCAGTCGTCTGCCTCGTAGCCGCTGCCGTAGTCATGGTCGATCACACTGAAGCCGCCGACCTTGCGCTGCCAGAACCACCAGCTCGCCGTGTCGCGATAGCCGATATCCGAGCTGATCTCGACAGCTGGGCCGTCGGGGTCGTAATCAACGCCGTCGTGGATGTGGCCCGCCCGCTCTTGCCGCTCGATCTGGCGCGCAAGGATCGCGCCGTGGCCGATCTTGTAGGTTCCATTCCAGATGTGCTCGGCAAGCTCTGCGTCGAGCTCCCTGTCGTGCTCCATCTCGCGCCGGAGAACATCGGGGAACCAAGGGTTGTCGTCCCAGTTGACGCCCACTACCACGGCTTCGGCGGGCGGATTTCTGCGCAGGAACCGGTCAACTGGGTCAGTGCGAAAGCGCGGGTTCCACGAAAACCACAGCTCGGAGCGTTCTTCGCGAATCGTTGGTCTGAGCAGGTCGAGGGAATGCTGAGAGAGCATGTGGGCTTCGTCGACCCACGCAAGATCGTAGCCCTCCAGCGACTTGATGGTGTCCGCATTGTAGGACTGCATGCCGCGAAAGATGATGTTCGAGCCGTTCAACCCACGGATCTCTGTGTCCAGCACCGAGAACGCGCCACCCAGGCCCAGCTTCGTGATCTTGTCGATCAGGAGCTGCCGGACCGAATCGCGGATGCTCAGCTGCACCTCGCGAATACCAACGGCCCTGATGGGGTCTAGATGGCACCTCAGCACCATCTGCTCGCCGAAGAAATGCGACTTCGCCGCGCCGCGCCCGCCGTACGCGCCCTTGTAGCGTGCCGGCGTGAGCAGCGGCTTGAACGCCCGTGGAACCTCAATTCTCAGGGTCGACAATTACTATCTCGACACGGCTCACGACGGGCCCGCTGCCCTCGCCCGTGAGCTCAACCGCCTTCAGCGCGCGGTGGCAGTAGGGTGCCGCCGCTTTCGCCGCTACCAGGCGGACCTCGATCGGGCGCCGCCGGTCGCGCATGACGCGGAGCAGGAAGTCGAGCGGCGCTTCGCCCGCAGCGAGCGCCGTCTCCTCAAGGCGAACCTTGCTCGTTACCTTGTTCGGCGTGCCCTTCTGGCGGCCGCTGTTCGGCGGCTTGGGGGCGCCCGGCAATCTCCCCGCTCGGGGCTGTGTCGGTGTGCGGTCCATCTCTCAGCTTGCGCATTGTCGCGGCCAGCACCCTGCCGATGTCCGCGGCGCCGTCGCTCTCTGCCGCGCCTTCCAAGAAGGCGTGCAGCTGGCCGGCATAGGCGTGCGCGGTGATGCCGTACCCGGTCTGCTTGTCGTACACCGCGACGAGCCAGGCGTCACGAACCGGCATGTTGTTGATTCGCGCCGTCTGGACGGGATTGAGCGGCGGATCGAACTGGGCTGCGAAGGCCTCGGCGATAGCACGGTTATGGCTCATGCTTTGTTCGGCATCCAGTATGTCGCAATGCCCGCGACCATGGCCACGAGTTCGGGCGTGAGCCAACCCCAGCCGGAGCGCGTGGACAGGTACTGGCCGATGAATGTCACAAAACCGGCTGTCCAGGCCTTGTCCATGGTGGTTATCATGTCAATATCCGCTCGGTTTGGGCCCGGGGCCTCGGCATCGGCTTAGGTTTCGGTTTGCCCTTCGACATTGCGGTCATAGACCCTTGGTCGCGCCGAGCGCATCCTGAGCGTGCCTCTGCGCCTGCCCAATCTGGTAGGGCATCCACTTGCAGTAGTGGCCGGACTCCGGTTTGTTGTCGCCCTCCTGCACAAGGGTGACCGACGTCTCTGGGCGAGAGCCACCGTTGTGGGCGAACACGGTGAGATTGACCAAGCGATCGCTGTGCACATAGGCAACAATCGCTGCGCAGGGCTGAAACTTCTCGTCAATAAGCGAGCCGTGCGGGACGAACCAGACGACGCGCCCGACTGTCGGTGTGATGATCATCGTTCCTCGCTGATGTTGGGTGTCGCTGATGTTGGAGTGTAGCGAGCGGCGGGCTGGGCCCCGCGCGGCGATTGCCGCGACCCCTATGGGCGCTGGGGGCCTTGCGCGCCGTACCAGACCGCTCTGGGGATATTGGATGCCGGGGAACCGCCGCCCCGGCTCGGCCTACTAGGCGACCAGCCTGCACCTGGTTCGCGGTGCAGGCCTCGAACCCCGCCGTTCGCGTGGGATCAGAACTTCACGAGCGCGCCGAGGCGCACGGCGGTCGAGCCCTCGTCGCCCCACTCGAAGTAGCCGTCGGCGTGGCGGTAGTGCAGCACCTCGCCGCGCAGAGCGAGGCCCTTGAGCGCCTCCCACTCGATGCCGCCGCCTACAACAAGACCTTTCCTGGCACCATCTGGAGCCGCAGCCTCCATGGCCTCAGCCACCCCCGCGGTTGCGTACACGAACGTCCCGCCAGCCATGAACATACCAGCTCGGCCGCGAATGGAGGCAACAGCATCGTCGATGGTGAAATGGCCGAGGTCGCGCACCACGTAGTCAGCCTCAACGCCGAGACCGAGGCCAAGCAATCCGCTGCGCCAAAGATACCCTCCAACGACACCCCCCTGCCACGTATCTTCAGCCTGCTCCGGCGCCCAGGCATAGCCGCCAACCGCGCCGACGTACCAGTTGTGCACCTTCCACGTGCCATCGCCGATCGGCGCCGAGGCCGCGAGGGGCGTCCAGGGCTGCTGGGGCGCGGCAATCTTGCCCTGTTGCAGCGGCTCGGCCGCGAATGAAGCGCACGCCGTGGCAAGAGCCAGCGCGGCCGTAACGAACAAATAGGCAAGAGCGCGCATTATCGGTCTCCTCATTGCATCAGTCGCCATCCAAGCCGCCAGCCCAAAACGATGGCCGCGATTGTCACCCCAACAGCAAGCAGGCGGGTTGGCGTATCCCAGGCCGTCCATATCGCCGCATAATTCCCCATCACGGGCTCGGCAGAAGCTGACGGGCCAAGTCGACGCTCCCGGTCAGCCAGAGAGCGGCGATGGGAAAGCCGATACCGGCCAAGACTTTGACCCATTGCGCCGGTGTTAGGGCTTCCGCGAGCCTCGCCTCGATCGAGGTGAGGCGCATGCCGATCTGCGTCAGGGTCGAGGCGTGCTGATCCAACAATCTGTCGTTGCGGACGCGCTCCGCGTCCAGAAGACGCTCCATCAGCGCCGCCATTGGCTCGCGCCTCTCCCCGGTGTCCCGCTCGGCCATGCGTCCTCGCATCTAGCATCATGGTCTCCTAAGCGTGCCGTAGCCAGGTGAGCGGCAACGTCACGTCGGCGGGCTTCCCGCAGATCGGCACCGCAATATGCGCCCCCGCCTCGTCGATAAATTCGATCGTCGCGACGAAATCGCAGAAGGCGCCGGCGAGGACTAGGGCACGCTGACCGGCAGCGAAGGCGCGATGCACTGGCACGCTGTCTGTGTGCGGCACATTCGTGCCGTCCTCGGCCCTGAGTCGGTCGATTTCCCTGGCCGCGAGCGGGACGGGACGACCGCCCATCGTCAGGACACCGGACAGGTAGGCCGAGAGCGGCCAGGCGCTCAAGTCGGGCCAGGCGGGCGGCGTCACATGCACGAACAGATAGCCGGGGAAGCGCGGGTAATCAGCCTCGCCCTCGCTCGGCTTGCGGCGCCAGAGCGAGACGCGCCATTTCTTTTCACGCGCGCAAAATACATTCCATCCCGCATTTCGCACCGCCATCGCGGCGGGGAAATCGAGACCTGCTCCGCAGCGCAGTATGTACCAGCCTGCGCGGTTATCGACGGAGTGCTCCGGCGCCCCGTGTTTATGTGCTTGGTCGTGGGACGCGCTGGCTGTTTCTGCACATAGCTGGTTATCCGACATCCCGTCAAGCCTGCCTGTTCCTTCCAACCGCCAAAAACCCAATACGGAGGCCGCTGGCGGGTTTTCTGCGCCGGCCTCACCCCGAATGCCTGCCGCCCACAATTTGCCCGCCAGCGGCTTTCCTGGGAGCTACTGCGGCCAATCCGGGATGGACGGCGGCGCGGCGGTCTCGAACTCATCGCGCACCTTCGGCCTGTTGCGGCTACCTTTCGGCCGGCCGCGACCGCGCTTGGGCTCAGCGACGCCGTGGCCGTCATCGCTGCGCGTGCCGTCGGCGCTGTGGTGCCAGCCGCCGCCAAGGGCAGCTGCACCCACGGCGGCCTCTCCGAGCGGCGTACCGTCGAGCAGACCCAGAGCAAGGCGGCACTCGTCGAGCTGCCGCTCCAAGCCGAGCTGCGCAGCGCGCTCCAGCTCGTTCCAGGCCGTCTCCTTGGCGAGCTGCTTTGTGACCTTGGGCTCGATGCCAAGCTCGCCCTTGGCAGCATCGGCGAGCTCCTTCTGCTCGTCCTTCGCGCTCTTGATCTGATCATTCAGCGTCACATAGCGATCGACGATGTGGCGCAGTTTCGTGTGTTGATCAGGGGTCATGGACTTCTCCTCGTTGCCTCGAATCCCCAAGCGCTCAGTACGGTTTCAAGCGTCGTACGTCGTATCTGTGCCTCTCGCCTTGCCGCTCGCACGATCTTCGTATCAGCCGCGTTTTGGCGTGATAACCCGGGGGAGCGCCGCTGACGAGCTGACGGGGTTGCACCGTCCATTGGCGCGCCCCTCTTGCGGCAGGCATGGAGATACCAGGTACGGCGGCGCGCCTCACCCCAGCACTCATCAGAGCAGTATCGCTGGAGCTTATGGCTCTGCCCGTACATGGCGCCACAAATGACGCACTGCGCCGGCACGGCGTTGCCAATGAGGTCGGGGTATCCCGGCTGCGCCTCCAAGTGCTCGGCCACCTCGGCGATCGAGCGCCCGGTGCGCGCGGCAATGTCGGCATAGCTCATGTCGCCGCGGTTCCACAGCGATCGCATGCGCTTCTGCTTCATGCGCAGGCTCATCCGCAGCGGTCCTCCAGCGGCCGCTGCCAGTCGCGCATGGTTTTGCGCGTCGGCTTGCGGCGCTTCACCGGGCTCGTTTTCACGGGCCTGTGATTAATCCCGACTCCAGCAGTCCTATATTTCTCTACTCCCCCTTTCCCGTTTCCTTTGATGTTGCTCATTGGCTGCTGTTCCCTGTTGCTGACTTCACACGTATTTCGGTCATCAAGACTGGAATACCGACTGGCATACACGTAAGTCATTGATTTGATATGCCGGTATGCCGGTATTCCAGTATTCCAGTATATATATATAAGTTGTAGTGTTCAGCCCTAGGGCTATAGGGGGCACGACTGGAAGGACTGGAATACTGGAATACCGCCCGCCCTTTCAGTGGGTTGCGGTATTCCAGTCACTCTCGGTATTCCAGTTCGGACTGGAATACCGGCTCCTCCGGGCCGGCGCGAGGCGAGAAATAGCGCCACTTCTGCCGGCCTTTCGGGCCGGTATTGCGCCGCGTCCAGCCCTTGCCTCGTAGATACCGGGCCACACGGTTCTGATCGGCCTGGCTCCATTTGCCCGGCTCGATCACGAGCGCGAACTGCAGAACCTCCCCAATCGATATGTCCCCCTTGTTGTGGATGTAGTCTGCGACGCGCTCGTCCCATGCGTCGGCCATTTGGCGGCTCTCCTGCACCTTGCGCGCCATTTGCACGGTCCCTGGGTCAGCCAGCCACCACGGCTCGCCCTGTTGCCAGGCGTGCGCGGCCTCGCCCCATAGCTGGTCGCGCTCGCGCTCCAAGCGCTTGACGTCGATGGTGCCGCACGCGACCGGCCAGAAGCGGCGCCCTCCCGTCTCGTCCTTGAGGTAGGCGTCCTGGTTCGTTGTGCCCCACAGCACCGACTGGCGCGGCTGTTCTATCAGGGCGCGGCCATAGGGCGGCCGGAAGATGTCGACGCGGCGGCTGGCGAACGCCTTGATGCGCTCCACCTCGGTGCGGCTCATGCCCGCCAGCTCGGATATCTCCACAACCCACGCCCGCGCTACCTGCATGGCCGAGTCCTTGGTGCCCAGGTCCGACAGATCGTCCGAGAACCAGTCGCGGCCGAAGAGCGTCTCGATCGCCATGCTCTTGAGCTTGCCCTGGGGGCCCTCCAGCACAGGGATGTTGTCCGCCTTGCATCCTGGCGTCATGGCGCGAGCCACCGCTGCGATGAGCATGGCCGCGGAGATCGCCTGCACGAGCGGGTCGTCCTCCGCCCCCAGGCTATCGGTAGCGAAATGCCGGATACGCTCGATGCCGTCCCACGCGAGCCCGCCGAGGTAGCTGCGCACGGGATGATAAGCGTTGTGCTCGGCTGCCTCGGCCACGGCAGCATTCGCGACGCTGTGGCCGACCTCGATTCCAGCGCGTTGCAGCCACTCGGCAGCACGCACGTCGTCGTTGTCGGTCCATGCGCGCCGCCGCCACGCTGCGCGCGTGTGCCACGGCGGTGCGGTGGCGATCTCGATAACGAGTTTGAGCTGGTTGTAGGCGAGCACACCATGCCACTCTGGTGCCGACCTGAGGGCAAGCACGGCATTGGCGAGGAGCGCCTTGGCTCGGCCGGTTGGCGTCCTGATGAGGGCGCCTTGCCATTCTGTTTTTGCCGCAACCGCGCTCCATTCCCGCGCCCCGTCGACGAGCCGCCACAGCTCGTCTGCCGCGTGCCCGGCCGCGAGCCAATCCGACACGTCGCCCTTGAGTGGGAGCCCCGGCAGATCGAGCATCCGCACGCGGGCGGCGACGCCGGCGAGAGACACTGCCACCTCGTGCGCGTGCTTGCGCCCGGCGTCGTCATTGTCCGGCAGGACGACGACATCGGCTCCACGCAGGGCCTCAGCGTGCGCCTTGCGCCATTTGCCGGCGCCGCCGGCGTTGCATGTAGCCGCGACGCCGAGCCGCGCCAGGCCGTCGGCGTCCTTTTCGCCCTCGACGATGAGGACGGGCCGGCTGCTGGCGATCGCCTCCAGGACCTCGGGCAACCGGTAGGGAATGACGCGCAGGCCCTTGACGGACCACACCCAGCCGTCGCGCACGGTGGCGGGGTCGTCGCCGGGCCGCGGGCCCCGGCGCTGGCGGAAATCCTTGGGCTCGAAGCGGACGACTTGGAAGACGAGCTCGCCTGCCTCGTCGAGGTAGTCGTACGCGGCGACGATGCGTCGTCCTGCCGGAGGCGGCGCAGCTGGTCGTCGCGCGCCTTCCCCCGGCAGGAGCCCCCGGGCCTGCAAAGCGTCGCGCACGGACTCCCAGGTGCACCCAGCATGGCAATACACCAACAGCCGTCCGTCCTCGGCTTGGCTGATGGACAGCGACGCGGTGCGGTCCTCGTGCGCGGGACAGCGGCAGTCGTAGCCGTTGCCCGTGCGCTGGGCTCCACCAAGGGCCGCGGCGATCTCTGCCAGTCCAGCGCCGCGCCCTCCATCCATGTTCGCCCCGCCGTCACGCTGTCCCCGTCGGCCGCGCCGGCGCCAGGACCCGTGCGCGGTGCTCAGGGCACCACGAACCCCCGTCGGTGGCCTGGCCGCAGTAGACGGGCGTATCCAGCATCAGCAGCTCCGGCCGCTCGCCGATGTAGCGGCACTGCCGGAGACCGAGGTCATTGCTGGATACGGGCCCCACGCTGGGCAGTGACGCCGGGACGCCTGATGGGGGGGGGAGCTTGCTGGCCTTGACGAGCTTGGGCTTCTTGGCGCGCTTCACGGCGTCCCGGCGGCATGGGTTGTTGTCGGCGCACCCGCCCCGAAGCTTGATGTTGGTGCGCCCGCATCTGCCGATGATCGCACTTCTGGTCGTATCCATCCGCCGGGCGATCTGGCTGGCGGAATACCCCTGCGCCACGAGCTGCGCGAGCGCGGCCTGCTCCTCGGGTGTCCAGAACATTATCACGCTATCATCACCCCCTCCGCTTGGGCCGCGGCGCGCGGCGCCCTGAGCTCGTCGAGCTGTGCTTGCAGCTCGCGCTGCACCGGCTCCACGATGAGCACCAGCCGCGGCCGTGTGCTGTAGACTTTCAGTGCACGGATGGAAACGATCTGCGCATCGTCGCGCCAAACGACCTCATTCAGTGCGTCTACGGATTTGATGATGTTATCGAGGTCCGCGGCGCTGCGCGTCGTCGGCCGGATGAGGCCCGCTGCGGCGTCGCGCTGATGCTTCTTGCTCCAGCTTGCTGGGATCGGCAGTTCGGCCAGCACCTCCAGCAGCAGAGCGCCATCGAGGGGCGCCCGCCCTGCCATGGCTTGCTGGGCCGCATATCGCAGCATGCCCTCGTAGGTCGCGCTCTTCTTGTCGGGATGGGCCATGGCAAAGCCGTTGCGTGTGCTGAAACGCGGACGCCCCTTGCCACGCGGAGGCCCGATAAGCTCGATGCGAATGGTCAGGGCCCCGGCCCTCCTTGTGAAGGACCGGGGCCGCCTCCGTGTATGCTGGTCGTGCGAGAGAACAGCAACACGGAGAAAGCACGATGGACGACACGCCGAAGAAGCTGGCGGAGCTTCAGGACCAGGTCGACACCTTGAAGGGCCAGACCCTTGCGCTCTATGCGGTCCTGGGACAACTCACGCACGCCCTTGCCAACTCCTCGCCGGAGGCACTTGCGGTCGTCCGGCTTGCATTCGACGAGGCAGCGAGCCAAGCGGAGCTCGTCGCGATCGCATTTGGCGAACGCGCCAGCCCCAAAGAGACGGTCGAAGCCCTCCGCCGCGTAGAGGAGCTGCGGAGGGCGGCCCTTCGCGACCATGAACAGTAGGAACGCACCGAGTAGGTGCCTGGTGCCGGCCGTCAGGGGGCACTCTGGCGGCAGCTCCGGCTCGATGCGGATGGCGCCGCCATCCTCCCGCCGCAGCGCTGCCGCAGCTGGGGCATTGACATGAACGCTGGGTGAATTATCCTTAAGCATCGGCCGCCGTGTGATTTTCAGCCTTCACTGGGACTTGGCGGAAGATTTCGGGGGGGGCCTCGAACCCTTTACGATGCAGGGCTTCGCTTACGGCGAGATATCGGTCGGGCGGGATCCAGCCGCGTGCGATCCAGTTGCTGACCGCTGGGCCAGAGATGCCCGCCCATGCACCCATTGCTGCTGGCCCTCCGAATGCACTCACGATTTCAGCGACGGTGGTTAGCCTGATGCCCGAAGACTTGCTTTGCATGATTAGCGAGCTTAAGTCACTGGCGGTGACACCGTCAAGGGCGATAGCCAGAGAATGGATATTGCTTCCAAGTAATTTTATTCACTCGCATATGCGCGAGCCATGGATAGGCAGGTCCTCAAAGGCCATTGGGCAGCGGTTGACGCTGACCCGCGATGCCCTTGGGCTATCGAAGAAGGACTTTGCTCTGGCAGCCCAGATGCTCGCCAATCATCTCGGTGAGGTGGAGGACGGAAAGAAGGGCATCGGCGTTGACAAAGTGCGGAACCTTAAGGACGCGTTCGGAGTAACGCTCGACTGGGTATACGATGGTGACATCGATGGCTTGCCGCTAAAGCTTGCAACCGCAATCCGCGGCCTTCAGGGTGTGCGTGCGCCCGCCCCACCGCGTCCCCCAACCCACCCTACTAATTAAGCGCGTTTCCTGGCCGCTCGCGCGCGAGAGCGTAGTGGCGCCGGCGATATTTTTTCGTCCAACGTCACCGGCAGTGATTTTTCCTCTTGACTGCATCACTGCCGGTGACTTAGGCTCGCCCCATGCCCGCCGCTAGTAGCTCCTCCCTGGACGACGGCGGGCATCGCCGGGCCTCTCCTTCTCTGCCCGGCGCGTGCCACCTCGGCCCCAGGGCTGCAACCGCACCCAGTCCTGGGGCCACTTTTCCGGAGCACCCCATGCCGCTCGATGCCACCCCAGCCCATCTGCCGGCGGTGAGCCGCGGCCACTGGGGTTTTCTGCTTGGCACCTACAACCATTCACTCGGCGCCGCGCGCACCGACAGCCCGTACCTGGCCGGCACGCATGCCGATCGCTGCTGGCTCGCCGGTTGGGACTGGGCCGAGCGCGACGCCATCGCCGAGAGCCACCGCGAGAAGGCCGAGAACGATCTTGCCAATGGTGATTGCAACTGAAGGAGCTGACATGCCCACGTCCGAGGAATATTGGGACACGATGCGCCATTACGTTGGCCGCGATGACACGCCCCGCTTTGCGAGCGTGAACGGCGGCACCCAGGCCGGCGGCGAGCCGCCCGTCCAGGGCGACCCAGGCGACGAGGACCCCGCGCCAGTCGAGCCACCCGCGCCAGCCGAAAAGCCTGCCGAGGAAAAGCCAGCGCCGGAGGAGGTCGAGGCTGCCGTGCGCGACACGATCGACGCGATCCGGGCCGCACTCGCCATCCCGAAATGAGCTTCGGTGCTCGCGGTAACTGTCCAGCGTCCCGCGAGCCCGAGGACGGCGCCCGCTCCCCAGTGGCTGACAGCGGGCGCCGTTTTTCCCATTTGTTGTGTCGGAGCGTAAATTCATGTCTATCCCAGACGATCCAGGCTCTGCGCCGTCCAACATCGTGCTGTTCCCGGCGTCGCCGTCGTCCTCGGGCATGCTGGCCGACTGCGCCCTCCGCGCGCACGATGCCCTGCGCGTCCTCTGCATCGAGAGCGCAGCGCTGCGCGTCGAATGGCTGACAGCGGGCGTGGCCTGCTGGCCCGACAGCCTCATCACCCGCGAGCACATGCTGACGCAGCTGCACGCGCTGGCCGAGAGCATCCGCGGCATGAAGGAGTTGCCGCGGCCGTCACCCACGGCGCCCAGGACGGGAGGTGCCGCGTGAGCGAGAAACCCCGTAGCGATGCCAGGCAGGGCGAGGCAGGGCAAGGCATGGCACGGCGAGGCAAGGCGTGGCGAGGCCCGGCAGGGAGTATACCAGTATGCGTATAGAAGTTGAGATTGCTGGCACCACGGCGCTGATCTGCAACCGCTTCCATGATGCAGCTGCCGAGGCTGCCACGAATGGCACCCGCGCCGCAGCAGCAGCGGGTGACAGAGGCACGCCGAAAGAGCAGGCCGAGAAGAAGCTCTATTACGGGAGCGACGGCAAGGCGCTTATCATTCCCCAGCCGAACCTATTGCGCTGTCTCGTGGATGGCGGGAGCTTCCACAAGGCCGGCAAGAACAAGATCACGACGCAAAAGAGTTCGTTGCTCTATGCGTGCCTCGACATCGAGGGGGCCGAAATCCCGCTGTTACACAAGGAGCCCTGGCGCGTCGACACGCGAGCGGTACGCATTCCCTCCACGGGCGGGCGCATCCTGGCCTACCGCCCGATGTTCGACGATTGGGCGCTGCACTTTACGGCGATGCTGGATACGGACGTTGTCGGCGTGAAGCTGCTGCGCAGCATCGTTGACGATGCGGGCAAGAAGGTTGGCCTTGGCGACTTCCGCCCCGCAACGAAGGGCCCTTACGGAAAATTTGTGGTCACACAATGGGTGGAATACCCAGACGTGGCATTGAAGGCCGCAGCCTGGCAAGGCCCGGCATGGCCCGGCAGGGCGTGGCAAGGCGAGGAGACCATCCGTGATCACTGACGTTTATCAGTATTGGCGCGCCGCGTGTGCTGGCAAGATGGGCAGCGTCGAGCCGCTGCCCACCATCGGCGCCAACAACGGCGAGGACCCGCAGCCCGGCCTGTGGAAGGTGCGCCTGCGCAAGGACGCACCGGTGGTGCTCATGCAAATCTGGCTCGTCGATGCTATCGATGGTGGCGATGCGGTCGGCTATTGGCGTGACGGACTGACGCTCGCCGGCCAGATCGCCGGCAAGCCCGCCGGCAGCCAGGACATCATCGACCGCTGGCTCTTTGGCGAGCCCGCCACCAAGGCCGAGGCCGCCCACTGGGGCCAGCACGGCCGCTGGCCGTCCGACGCGCCGCCGCTGCCGCCCAGGACGCACAACGCGCCGGTAGACCCCTTCGAGGCTCTGCAGTTGGAGGCCGACGAGCGCGTCGAGCAGGCCCAGCGCTGGCTGCACGAGCACTCGCCGATCGGCGACCAGGTGGCCTGCGACATGGCCCGCAACATCCAGGCCGAGCTGCTGGCCGTTGCGAAGCGCGCCGACGCCATGCACGAGGTGGAGAAGCGCCCGCACCTGGAGGCCGGCCGCAAGGTTGACGCCAAGTATGGTTTCCGTGCCGCGCTGGCGGACTGGGCAGCCAAGCTGCGCGGCGCCTTCGAGGGCTGGATGGCCGCCGAGGAGCGGCGCCAGCGCGAGGCCGCCGAGGCGAAGTTCCGCGAGGAGCGCGCCGCCGCCGAGGCCGAGCGCCGGCGCATCGAGGCCGAGCGCGCCAGGAAGCTCGCCGACGACCCCGCTGCGGCTCTCACTGACCCGGAGCCGGAGCTGCCGGCGCTCCCCGTCGCACCGGACCCCGTCAAGGTGCAGGCGGGCGGCGGCGTCGGCCGCAGGTCAGGCCTCAAGGACGACTGGGACATTGAGTTCACCGATTACAAGCTCGCGGCCCTGCTCGTCATCGAGGATCCGGATATCGCAATCATGGTGGGCAAGGTGCTCAAGCGCCGGGTCCGGGCCGCGAAAGGCAAGGGCGATTGGCCGGGCATAAAGGTGACAAGGGTGAGGAGGGCTGCGTGATGGCAGACAAACAGCAGGCTTACGATTTCGGCTTCAAGCGCATCGTCGACTACGACGCCAAGGAGCTGGAGCTGGCGATTGCCGTCGCCACGGAGCATTGCAAGCGCTGTAAGCTGGATTTCTACGCCATCCTGCGCGGCATCGATGCCTACATGGAGAAGCGGCGCCGCAAGCTGGAGGCTGAGGCCGAGCGCCGCCACAGCCGGATCATGAACGAGACGCAGGAGAGATAGGTGTCCGAGTCCAGAGCAGTTGCGTTGATGGCCGGCGGCCCTGTCGCTAGTATCGTGCCCAGGTCATTCGACGAGTGCATGCGGCTCGCTGACCTGTTAGCGCGCACCGATATGGTGCCGGCAGCCTATAAGGGCAAGCCGGAAAACACCTGCGTTGCCATCATGCAGGGCCTTGAGGTTGGCCTCTTGCCGCTCGCCGCGCTGGCGTCGATCGCCATCATCAACGGGCGCCCGTCGCTGTGGGGCGATGGGGCTCTGGCCGTCGTGCAGCACACTGGTCTCATGGAATCTTTTGAAGAGGCCGACGACGGCACGACGGCGACGTGCATCATCAAGCGGCGTGGCAACCCCAAGCTCATCGTGCGCCGGTTCTCGATGGAGGACGCCAAGCGCGCTGGGCTCGCCGGCAAGGCCGGCCCGTGGACGCAGTACCCCCAGCGCATGCGCCAAATGCGCGCCCGCTCGTGGGCGCTGCGCGACGGCTTCTCCGACGCCCTCAAGGGTCTCTGCATCGGTGAGGAGGCGCAGGACATCCCCGTGCGCGATATCACGCCGCGGGCTGCGGCCATTGCGCCTCCTGACATCCCCGACATGCCGAAGGCGCCCCCCCCCGATGTGCCCGACGTTCCGCACGACCCCGAGACCGGTGAGATCGCGACCACCGACGCCGAGTACCTGGCCGACCTCGATGGCGCCTTCGCAACGGCCGCCACCGAGGCCCGGCTCGCCGAGCACATCGAGGCCAACAAGGCCACGGTCGAGGAGCGCGGCCTGGAGCAGGCCGCCAACGACCTCGCCATGCGGCACCTCGCCCGTCTCGAAAAGGCTGCCACGAAGCCCGCCAAGACGCCGGAGCAAGCAGCGGCCGAGGAGGAGTACGCGCGCCTCTTCCGGGCACTGCGCATGGCGGCAACAGTTGCGATGCTGGCGGCGCTATGGAAGCACGAGCATGCCAGCATCAAGGCGCTGCCCGCCAACTGGCAGGCCGAGCTAGCGGCAGAGAAGGACCGTCTCAAGGTGAGGCTCGCCCAATCGGAAGGAGCGGCGGCGTGAAACGAATCTATGTCGCCTCATCGTGGCGCAATCCGCACCACGTCGATGTGATCCGGCAGCTGACCGACACCGGCTACGATGTCTACGATTACCGCAACCCGCTCCGGTCCCGCCGCTTCATCTGGTCGGAGGCGGACCCTGAGTGGAAGGCGTGGACCGCTGACCGCTACCGCCAGGGCCTCAAACACCCGCGCGTTCAGGAGTGCTTCAACTCCGACTTCGGCGCGATGAAGTGGGCCGACGTTGGCCTGCTCGTGCTGCCCAGCGACCGCTCGGCTCACCTGGAACTCGGATGGATGGCTGGCGCCGGCAAGCGCACCATGATTCTCACCCGCGACGGCGAGGAGCCGGAGCTGATGAACCTGCTGGCCGATCACATCTGCGCTTCGATGGACGAGGTGCTGTGGGAGCTTCACCAACCCAAGGAGGACTCATGATGCGCATCATCGACTGGAATCCCGCCAACGGCGACCTGTGCCAGGGCGATGTGGAAATCTTCCGCCTCCCCGATAGCGTGCGGCTCAACCTGGCCGACGAGGTGAGGCCCCGCGACCGCCGCCTCATCCTGGCCGAGGGCGAGCTGACCGGGCATCACCACGCCATCTGGCTGCCGCAGCCCGTCATGTTCCGCGACGACGGCTTGGCGCGGGAGTTGGCGCCGGAGCTTGCTGCCGAGACACAGGCCCCGGCCGGCACCGCCAGGCTCTACCGCGACCCAAGCGCCATCCGCCAGCTCATCGAGCTGGGCGAATTAGACCATGAGCGACTGGCCATCGGATTGCTCATTGTCGAGGGCGCGCCCGTCGTCCTGCGCCACGACGAGCACGACGCCGTGCGCATCTCGCCGGGGCGTTATTACGTTGGCGGACAGAACGAGTGGAATGCCGCGGAGGAGCGGCGTGTCGCGGACTGAGGTGGCGCTGCAGAGGTGTGCAGCACGCAAAGCAGTGCGAAACAAGGACAGCAAGCTATGACCCGCAAGCGCTACGCTCTGACACTGGAGCATCGCGACCAGCTCAAGCCCTGGGCCGACCGCTGGATCGCCAATGCCATGTCTACCAAGCCCATGGACGGCGGCGATCGACAGGCGATGCGCGCGGCTATCAGGGGGCTATACGAGGCGGCGGATCTGCCGCCGCCTCCGCCAGAGCGAATCGTATTCGTGCCAAGTCCTCTCGTTGGTAATGTATCGGCCGGCTTTGCTGCAGGCATCTGGTGGCTTCGCAAAAATCGGCGCGCCGCCACGGGCGCCGCCACGGACGCCGCCACGGACGCCGCCACGCGCGCCGCCACGGACGCCGCCACTCACGCCGCCACGCGCGCCGCCACGGACGCCGCCACGCGCGCCGCCACGCGCGCCGCCACGCGCGACGCCACGGACGCCGCCACGCGCGACGCCACGGACGCCGCCACGGACGCCGCCACGCGCGCCGCCACGCGCGCCGCCACGCGCGACGCCACGGGCGCCGCCAC